CACGGTGGACTTCCCCGGCATCCTGGCGAACGTGGCGTCGAAGTCGCTGCTCGCCGGCTGGGAAGAGGCGCAGACGACGTGGCGGCAGTGGACCCGCGTGGGCAGCGTGCCGGACTTCAAGCGCGCGAACCGCACCGGCCTTTCGGGTGCTGATCTTCTGGATCAGGTGCCTGAGAACATGGAGTACAAGCGCGGCGATATGACCGACCGCACGGAGTACATGACCGCGTACACGTATGGGAAGCTCTTCGCCTTCACGCGCCAGGCGATCATCAACGACGACCTCCAGGCACTGTCGGCCGCTCCGCGTAAGCTCGGCCGTGCTGCCGACCTGACGGTCAACAAGACGGTGATCGACTCGCTGTGTTCGGCGGCTGGCGTTGGGCCGACGTTGAACCAGGACTCCACCGCGCTGTTCCACACGAACCACAACAACTACGTCACATCCGGCGCAGGCCCGAGCGTGGCGACGCTGGATGTGGGTCGCAAGAACATGGCCCGGCAGACCGACCCGAACAACTCCATGCCGCTCAACATCAAGCCGAAGTACCTGATGGTGCCGGCGGCGCTGGAGACGGTGGCGAAGGTGCTGATCGCGTCGGAGAAAGACCCGATTGGTACGTTCGTCGGCTCGCCGAGCGCCGGCGCGACGACGCCCAATCCGTTCTACAACGCGCTCACCGTGATCGGCGAACCCTACCTCGACGACTCGTCGCACACGAAGGGCACGACCGGCTGGTATCTGATGGCCGACCAGAACATGCACGACACCTACGAGGTGGCGTTCGTGAACGGTCAGTCCTCGCCGTACCTCGAAAGCCGGGACGGCTGGAACATCGACGGTACGGAGTGGAAGGTGCGCCTGGACTTCGGCGTGACCTGCCTCGACTACCGTGGCCTGTTCAGGAACGACGGCGATTGATCGCGGCTGATGTGAAACAGGTAGCCGGGCGCTAACCCGCCCGGCGACTTTCAGGAAAAGACAGAGGAGACAAGGCAATGCCTTTGCAGATTCAGGATGGAGATGTGATCGGCGTCAGCGCCACGGGCGGCTGCACGGCCGGCACCATTGCGGCACTCAACGAGATCGCCGGCGTGTATCTGGACACCTACGCCGCAGCCAGCACGAACACTAACGTGCCGGTGGCGCTCGAGGGCGTGTTCAGCGTCACGAAGAAGGCCGGTGCGAACCTCGACTTCGCCGTGGGCGAGAAGGTGTATGCGCTGTCCACGGGCGGCGCCTACAAGGCCGTGATGACGGCCACGGGCGGCACGCTGCCGCTCGGCATCGCGGTGGAAGCGGCCGTGACCGGCGCGACCACGGTCAAGGTGAAGCTCTGCACCGTCTGATGATGCGCGCATGGCTGCGAGCTTGCGGGAAATCATCGACGCAGACCTGACGTGGAAATACAGCACCACGCACGGGTTTGCGGAGACAGTGACCGGGCCGTCGGGCGCGGTAGTGGGGATTTTCTCAAAACCCTATTACCAGGCTGGCGACGGCTCGGTCATTGCGTCCAGCTCGCAGCCAGAGTTGCGCACCAAGGACGCCGATGCGATGGAGCAAGGCGACACCGTGACTATTCGTTCGGTCAACTACCTCGTGAGCGAGGTCATGCCCAATGGGTTCGGCGAGACGATCCATCGGTTGCGACTCTCGGCGGGCGGGCTGCCCGACACGGAAACCGGGATCGATGGCGGTCAGCCGGACTCGCTCTACGACGACGGGCTGGATGGCGGGGGCGCCTGATGCCGACTCGCATACAGTTGCGTCGCGGCCTGGCGGCGGATTGGACATCTAACGATCCGATCCTCGCGGCTGGCGAGATGGGCGTGGAGACCGATACCGGCCTGGTCAAGGTAGGCGACGGCGCGACGGTGTGGACGAGCCTCGACTACCTGACGACCGACGTGGCGGCCGATGTGACGACGCTACAAGGGCAGATGTCCACGGCGCAGTCCGACATCAATGCCATCGAGTCCGGCATGACGGACATCAGAAACTCGCTCTACGTGAGCGACGCGGTGCCGGCCACGCTGTACAACGATTACCTCGTGCCTGGCTATGCGCTGAAGCCGGGAGCGACGGCGCCGCAGTTCCTGGCCTTTCGCGGCAACATTTTTGCTTACGCGTTCGGCGGTACTGGCTCGACGGTGGACGAGGCATTTTTCGCGGTTCACATCGTCCACGACATCAAGCCGGGCACGACGCCGACCTTTCATGTGCATTGGTCGCACATCATCGGGGCGCCGACCGGCAACGTGAAGTGGAACGTCGAATACACGATTGCCAAGGGTTACGGCACAACGGCGTTCCCGACGACGAACACGGTGTCCACAGTCCAGGCGGCCGGGGCGCAGTATCTGCATCACATCACGCCGGACGACGATATGCCGATGACTGCAGCCTTTGAGCCGGACAGCCTGCTGCTCGGGCGCATCTTTCGTAACCCGGCGGATGGTTCGGACACGTTCGCCAACGATGCATACCTGCTCCAGCTCGACCTGCACTACCAGATCGGGCAGATAGGGACGGTCGAGCGTAATCGGCCGTTTACCGGGTTCTGATGGCACATGTACGCGAACAGCTCAGGAGCGCAGCGGTGTCGGCCGTGACGGGACTGTCAACGACCAGCACGCGCGTTTACGAGAACCGCGTGCTGCCGCTCGGCTCGGGGCTGTTGCCGGCGCTGTGTGTCTACACGCGCACGGATTCGCCGACCTACGCGGGCGGGTATGCGATGAACACACCGATGCGCACGGTCGAACTGCACATCGAGGGCTACTGCTCGGGCGATGACCAGAGCGTGCTGGATGATATCGCGAAAGAAGTGGAGACGGCAATTTTCGGGTCTGGTGGCTCATCGCTGCGCGCGCTCGCGCGGGTGTGGCTGGGCGACCAGACGATGAGTGTGGATGGCGAGGGCGAGAAGGTTATCAGCGTCATCGACATGGTTTTTCGTTGTGACTACGCCACGGTAGAGGGCGCGCCCTCGGTGGCTGTTTAAAGGAGAGGAAACATGGCTTCGCCGTATCGTGGGTGTTCTGGGGTTATCAAGGTCGGCACTACTGCCACGGGAACGCATAACACCGTGGCAAAGATGAGTGACTGGCAGTTCGAGGAGAACAGCGAGCAGATCGAGGCGTCCTCGATGGGCTCCTGCACGAAGTCATTCGTGGCCGGCGCCAAGGCGACGACGGGCACGATCACTTGCTGGTGGGACAACGATGACACCAACGGCCAGGGTGTGCTGATTGTCGGTAACACGGTGTACCTGAAGATCTACCCGGCAGGCACCGGCGAGACGATGTACAAGACCGGCAGCGCGGGCGCGGTCATCACCTCCGTATCCCGGCAGGGCGGCGGCACCGATGGCGTGGTTGGCTCCACGTTCGGCTTCGCGGTCAACGGGCAGCTCACGGCGACAGGCTAACCCATGCCCAGCCTCATAGAACAAATCGACGCAGCGTGGGAGCGGCGCGAGCGGCGTGAGGTGGATGTGCCAGAGTGGGGCGTTAAGTTCTGCGTCTGGCCCATCACGCTCAAGCAGTTGTCGTTGATCCAGGGGGAGGCCGATCCGTTTCTCCGTGCCCTGCGCATCATCCAGGTGCGGGGCAAGACGGAATCCGGCTTGCAGATGATCGATCAGGCCACGTACGACAAACTCGCGCAGCGCGGCGTCGGGCCATTCGGGCCTGATGTCGTGGTGCGCGTGGCCGGGCAAATCATGGCCGACACGCCGAGCGCGGAGGACGTGGCAAAAAACTGAAGGCGGACCCTGACCGGATGGCGCTCTTCGGGCTGGCCGCCATGTTGCACAAGACTGTGGCGGAGGTTGAGCAGATGACGGTCGAAGAGTTCTACGGCTGGTGTGAATGGGTGAGGGTCCGCGACAGTGGCCGATCCACGCGTTAACTACCGCATAACGGCGACCGATCAGGTCAGCCGCACGCTGGGGCAGATCGACAGCCGATTGGGGCGGCTGTCGGGTTCCTTCAAGAAGTTCGCCAGCATCGGCGCTACCGCAATTGGTGGCGTGGCCGTGATCCGTGGATTGCAGCAGGTTACGGCGGCTGCCTTACGCTGGGGCGATCAGCTCGACGATCTGTCAAAACGCACGGGCGTGTCGTCGCGCACATTGCAGGAATTCCAGTACGTTGCCGAGCAGTCAGGCACCAGCCTCGATGCGCTGACGAACGCGATGACGCGGCTCGCACGGGCGAATGACGACGCCATCAATGGATCGAAGCAAGTCGCCGAAGCGTTCCAGCGGCTCGGTATCGATGCCGCACAACTCGCCTCGTTGCCGCTCGACCGTCGTCTCGAGGTCGTGGCTGATGCGCTGGCCGATGTAGCGAACATCGGCGAGCGCACGGCGCTGGCGACGCGGATTCTCGGCAGGGGCGCGGCGGAACTGTTACCGTTGTTCGCCAACGGGGCGGAAGGCATTCGCCGATTCCGCAACGAGGTGGAAAGCACGGGGACGGTGCTGACCGATCAGCAGATTCGCGCCCTCGGCGACGCCAATGATGCCTGGGCAAAGTTCACGACGACGGTTGCCAACCTTGGCCGCCTGCTGGTGGCAGAGGTGGCGCCTGCGCTGACGGACATCGCCAACGACCTGACTTCGCGCGTGGGGCCGGCGACCAATGCCATCGTCACGGAATTCGACGCGCTGACGGATCACCTGAGCAGGCTCCAGAAGGTGTTGACGGTCAATATCGGCCTGCCGGACTGGCTCACGGCGTTGCCGTCCATTGGCTGGCAGGCGCTGAAGGATGGCATCGGCGGCGTATCTGATGCGCTGGTGATACTGGCCGGTGTGTTTGCGACCGTGGCGCAGGTAGCTGGAACCTTCATTACCCGGCAGAAACCGCTGACGGCCGGGTTCGAAGAGGAAAAGGCGGTCATTGACCGTTACATCCAGTCCGTGCGCGACCTGCTCGGCATTGACAAGCAACTGGCCAAGGGGCCGCCGACGCGCGGGCGCATACGCGGCACCAAGGTCGTTGCCGAGCCGCCCATCGTCGACAAGGGCGCGGCCGAGAAGGCGGCGAAGGCGCTGACGGCAGAAATCAGCAAGGTCATCGAGGCGAACGAGACGCCGCTGGAGTCCTACCGCCGGCAGGTAGAGCGCATCCAGCAACTGCTGAAGAGCGGTCTTTCGACTGAGCAGGCAACGCGGGAACTGCGCCGTCTCGGCGAGGAGCTGGGCAAGCAGACGCAGGCGTGGGTCGATGCCACGGACGCGGGCCGGCGCTGGCGGCAGGATCTCGACGACATTGCCAGCATCAGCGAGGAGGCGCAGACGCCGCTGGAGCGGCTGGAAGAGCAGATGGCTCGCCTTGCCCGCCTGCGCCCGCCGACGATCCGTGCGGTCGGCACAGGCGAGCAGGGAGCGGCTGCGGCGAGCTATCACCAGGCGGGCGTCGATATCCGGCAGGCGATCCGTGAGCTGAACGCCTTGCCGGTGCCGGTGCTGCCGGCCGTGGCGGCGGACCCGGAGGGCGAGATCGCGCTGGCCCGTTACAAGCAGGCCACCGATGGCGCCGTGGCAGAGTTCCGGCGGATCGAGCGGCTGAATCCGCCCGTCCTGCCAGCCATCGAGATCGAGGCGGGCAACACGGAAGTCGTGCGCGAGTACGGCAACCTCGTCGGCCGGGCTGTGGCGGGCGCTGCGGCCGACTTGCAGAAGATCGACGATCTGCCCGCCCCGCGACTGCCTGACATCATCGTGCCGCCCATTGGCGACGTGACGGCGCCTTACGAGCTGGCAGCCGAGCAGGTAGCGGAGCAGATCGAGCGCATCAACGACATCCCGGCGGGTTATCTGCCTGACATCATTTTCGATCGCTCGCAGCTCAAGGCGCTGGACGAGTACGGCGAGGCCATCGACCTCACCACGGAACGGTACGACAAGCTGGCGGTGACGCTCGGCCGGCTGGCGGAACTGGAAAAAGCCGGGGTGCTGGATTCCGATATTGCCGCCACCGCACGGCGCAAGGCGTTTGACGAGATGACGCGTTCGGCGGATCAGACCAACGACGCGTTTGAACAGTTGGCCCGCCGGTATGCGGATCTCGAAAAACGGTTCCAGGGCGGGCGGATCACGGGCGAAGTGATGGAGCGCGCCAAGCTGGACGCGTGGGACGATTATCTCGAAAAAGCGCGCACCGTGAGCGAGGAGACGCAGGGGCTGACGAATAGCCTTCTCTCGTCGATTCGTGACGCTGTAGACGGCTACGCGCGCGAGATTACGGACATCTTCTTCGACACCACGAAGTCCATCGGCGACATGTTCAGGGACTTGCTCGAACAGATCGCCCGCATGATGGTGCAGCGCACGATTGTCGAGCCGTTTCTGAACGCCATTACGGCTGGCATCGGCACGCTGGGCGGCGGTTTGAAAGAAATCGACATGTCGAAGCTGCCGAAGCGGCGCGCGATGGGCGGGCCGGTGTTCGGTGGCGAACCTTATCTGGTCGGCGAGCAGGGGCCAGAGCTGTTCATGCCACGTTCTGGTGGCACCATCATTCCGAACGCTGGCGCAGCGGGCACGCTCGCCATCACCTTCAACGTCAACTCGCTCGATCCGCGCACCGCCGCTGCGGTGATTGCTGACAACGAGAAGGTGATCACCAACGTGATCCGCCGGGCGCAGGTCAAGGCAGGGTTCAGGCCGACGTTATGACGAAGCTCTACCTCAACACGGACGGCGACTGGCTGAAGCTCAACACGGGTGACGACTGGCTGCTGCTCGACGACGGCAGCGGGACGGTCACTTACCCGACTGCCGTGACCTGGCAGACGGCCTCGATCACCTCTTACTCGCCGACGTGGATCAGCACCACGCACGGGCTGGTGCGCCAGGCACGCAGCCGGGGCGGGCACCTGTGGCAGATCGATCTGAATTACGGCGTGATGACGCGCGCGCAGTTCGGCAGCATCTGGGCGTTTTTCAACAAGCAGGCCGGGCAGTACGGCGTGTTTGATCTCGATCTCAACACGCAGTTTCCGTGCCGGGGTTCAGGTGGTGGCACGCCGCTGGTGAAGGGCGCGAGCCAGACCGGCACCAGCATGACGACGGACGGCTGGACGAACAGCCTCACGCAGATGAAGGCCGGTGATTTTTTCTCCGTGGCGGGCGACGTGAAGGTGTACCAGCTCACCGACGACGTGGTGAGCGACGGTAGCGGCAACGCGACGATGACCTTCTTCCCGCCCCTGCGCCGTTCGCCTGCTGATAATGCGGTGATCGACATCACGCCGGTGTTCCGCTGCGCCTTGACGGCCGACACGCTGGCGACTGACTGGTCGCAGTGCGTGTACGCGGTCGGGTTCACGGTTTCTGTGGTGGAGGTCATCACATGAACCGCAACATGACCGGCGGCGTGATTGCCGCCCTCTCGCAGCCATCGCTCAAAGTCTGTCACCTTCTCGATCTTGACCTGTCCGAGCCGGCGTATCTCACCGACGCGCCGTCCGGTTTTACGTGGGCGGGCAAGGCGTATGCACCGAGCCACCTCCTGCGGTTTGGGGAGATCACCGAGTCGCTCGATCTCGCGCTGCACCGCACGTCGGTGACGATCAGCGGCGTGGATCAGTCGGGGATCGCCTACTTGCTGCTCTATGAGTACCTGAACCGCTCGGCGCGCATTTACAAGGCGCTGATGACCGATGCGCTGGAGATCATTGCCGACCCGGTGCTGCTCGTCTCAGGCCGTCTCGACGGGCCTGTGGTGGCGACCGATCCCGAGCAGGGACTGTGCGAGATCAGCATGGACATCGTGTCGCGCGAGACGCCGCTCGGCCGCTCGCGGGCGAGGTACACGAACCCGGCGAGCCAGGCGCTGCTCTTTCCCGACGACCAGGGATTCGAGCATGTGAGCGAGGTCGAGCAAACGCTGGTGTGGGGCGGCAAGGGACACTTCACCGGCACCAGCATTCCGCGCGGTGCGGGGCCGCGCAATACGGACGGCAGCGCGCCGTTCTCATTGCGGCGAAATAACACCTATTTCGGCGGCGGCGGGTGAGCTTCTTCAAGGACATCGTCGGCTCGGTCGTGCAGATCGGCGGGGCGATTGTCGGGTTCACGCTCGGCGGCCCGGCGGGGTTCGCTGTGGCGTTCGGCTCCGCGCTCGCCGGCACCAAGCTGAACGAGCGGGCAGCCGCCTCGCAGTTGCGCAAGATGCGCGACCAGGGCGAGCGGTTCAACGTGCGCAACAACGTCGAGCCGGTGCCGATCATCTACGGCAACATCCAGCAGGCGCCCGGCGCCATTGTTTTCATGGTGACGCATGGCGACCCGAATCTGCCGACTGTTGTCGATTCGACCGAGTACCTGTCGATGGTCATCGTATGGAGCGAGGGCCAGATTGCCAGTGTTGACGGGTACTACATCAACGATATCTGGTATCAGGATGCCCGTCTCAGCGGACTGATGTCTGAAGGCACGTACTACGGATCAGACACGGCGACAGCCGATCCTGGGCTGATCACGATTTGCAGCTCGCCCGCCAATCCGTCACTGGCCGGGAAATGGACGGTTGACCATAGGTTGCAGGGACTGGCCTATACGCGCATCACGCTCAAGTATTCGCCCGGCGCGTATGGCGCGGATGGCATCCCGACGATCACCGCGAAGATACAGGGCAAGGTGTGTTACGACCCGCGATCTGGCCTGACGGGCGCTACGCGCAACCCGATCCTGCACGCGCTCGACTACCTGCGTAACACCCGCTACGGCATGGCGATACCGGACGCGGAGATTGACTTCACCTCGTTTTCGACGGCGGCCGCCTACTGCGACGAGAAGGTAATCGGGCTGGCGAACCGCGATGCGCGCTGGCAGAACGATTGCATCATCGACCCGACCGAAGACCCGCAGGAGGTGCTGGCACAAATCCTGTCCAGTTGCCGGGGCGCCGTGGTGCGTTCGTCGGGTACGTACAAGGCGCTGGTGGACCGCGACCAGTGGCCGGGCTTCGTGCTGCACGAGGACAACCTGACGGGGCCGTGGTCGCTGCAGATGGATCAGCTCGGGATGCGGGTCAACCGGGTGCGGGCGCGGTTCATCAATATCGCCAAGGACAGCCAGCCCGACTTCGTGATCGTGGACGACGCTGCCTACCGCGTCACCGATGGAGACGAGCTGCTCGAGCGCGAGATCGACCTGTCGGGTGTGACGAACGACGGACAGGCGACGGACCTCGCGACGTGGGAGCTGCGCGCCAGCCGCTACAGCCTGATCGTCGAGGTGACGGGCCTGCTCGAGACGATGGTCTGCGAAGTGGGCGATCTCGTGGAGCTGACGCACTCCGTCCCCGGCTGGACCTCGAAACTGTTCCGCGTCATTGGCGTGACGCTGATGCCGAACGACGAGGTAAAGCTGCGGCTGAAGGAATACAACGCGACGGTGTACTCGGCGCAGACCGCCAACGCCGACATTCCGCCCGGCACCTCGTTGCCCAACCCGATGGACGTGGCGGCGCCTACTGGGTTGACGCTGACGGCGACGCGGGCGACGCAACAGGCTGGCGGCTATCTTTACGGCATCGACGCTGCCTGGTCGATCTCGGCAGCGGCGTACATCGTCGGTTATCACCTCGAATGGCAGCCGACCGGGGCAGCGAATTGGGTTGCGGCAGCTATTGCCCGCAACGATCTCACGCAGTACGCGATTCGGGGATTGGAGGATGTAACCAATTACACGGTGCGGGTGCGTGCCTACAGCAGCATCGGCGCGGTGTCGGCGTGGACGACGGCAACGGTGACGACGCTGTCGGATGGCAGCATCGAGGTGCCGCCAGAGCAGGAACTGATCGTCGATCCGGGCATGACCGACGAATCAATGTGGAACATCGTGGGTGGTCAGTGGCTGGATGGCGGGGGGCCGGATGGCGGTGGTGCTATTCGCCTGACTGACTACTTGTCGTATGCCAATAATTCAAGGACAAGGGTTCCGTTCACCAGGTGCTGGACGATTACGGCAACGGACAACGAGTTCCAGATATGGCTAACCGTGCGGAGACGAGTGGCACCAACGCCGGCATATATCTCGGTGTCGGCAAGCATTAATTCGAGCAGCACGGCGATGACCGAATCAACGGGCCTGATCAATCTGTCATCAATCCCACAGAACGAATGGCGAACGATTGGCCCGTACACCATAGGGCCATTTAGCGATCCGTTTGGTAACGATGGCAACATTCATCGAATCAATTTTGCTATTCAGAACCAGGGCGACGCGATAGGTACGCCGCGCGTCGTGGAAGTAGCGGATATTCGTATTTTGAGGGTGGTCTAATGAAACCAGCACTGAACTACATGATGCTCCATCACGACGACCTCGCCGACGAGTTCGAGGCGATCTTAGGCTACCGCACCTCGCACGCCGCGCTGGTGGCGGTGGACGTGCTGGACCCGACCGACCTCGCCGCGACGGCGGTGTCGGCCTCGCAGATCGATCTGACGTGGACCGATAATAGCGACAACGAGAGCGGGTTCGTCATCGACTACTCGACCGACGGCGGCAACTGGACGCGCGCCGGTACGGCGGCAGAGGACGCAACGAGCTACAGCATCACAGGACTGGACGACGATACGCTCTACTACGTGCGCGTCGGCGCCTATAACGCGACAGGTATCAGCGGCTATACGACGGACTCGGCGACGACGATGGCGAGCTACGCCGGCCACAACATGGTGCGCTTCGACGGCACGAGCGACTACCTCGTGCGCGGCGCTACACCAACCGGGTTCATCACTGCGCGGTATTTCACGATGGCGTTCAAGTTCACGCCGAACAAGGTGGCCGGCACAATACAGAACATCATTCACTTCAATGCGGCTAATGCGCGAGTGCTTCTGACAGCCGCAAACAAAGTCAATGTTGTCTTTTCCATTGCCGCATTCCCATCGGCGTTGACCGGTACTAATGGCATGGAAACGGCGCTGACGACTGGCAACACCTACACGGTTCACATTGCGGCGGATTTTGTCGGTGGCCCTCCTGTTGCGTTTCTGAATGGCGTGAGCGACATAGGAGATTTGAACATTCCCTCCCCCGGCACCTCTGCCGATTGGGGCACGTTGACGAATGCGGCAATCGGCGCCAACCCCACTGGCACCGGCAAGCTGGAGGCGGATGTTGGGTTCTTCTGGTTCACCGTGGGCAACACGGCAGCCGACCACTACATCACCGACCCGACAAAGTTCTACAACGGCGGCGACGTGGATCTCGGCGGCGATGGCACCGGCAGCGGCCTTGCGCAACCCGTGATCTTCTTCGGCGGCGACGAGAACTTCGCGGCGGACTGGAACGCGGGCGACAACGACGGCAGCGGTGCCGATACGTGGACGATGGCAGCGCCAGGCGTGAACGACGTTTAGTCATGGGAGTGCAGGATATCAATGCGACGGCCAGCAACGTCGTCTACGTCTACAACTCCGACGTGGCGGACTCGGTGACGTTCGCTGGGAAATACTGCAACGAGTACATGATTCCCAACAACGCCAACAATCGGCTCGCGCTCGCGCTCGGCACCGCCGCCAACCAGCGTGCCTACGATGCCGAGGCGACGATCTACGGGTTGATCGAGGACATTGCCGACGCCGCCATCGCGGTGGATGCCAATGGCGTCATCGTCGGCGCGGGCTGCCCGGCGGCGCTGAAGCTCCTGACCGACGACGGCACGGCGGACGGCAGCAACGATGGCGGCGCGTTTGACTTCGTGCACCTGGCAGGGGCCGCGAAGTACATCAAGACGCTCGGCTATGCGCCGCGCGTTGTGGCTGATGGAATAGGCGGCTACAACTTGCGCAAGAAGCAGGCTGGCGCATGGACGGCCGGGGCTAACCTGTTCACGCCCATGCAGACGCTCGACTACAACCCGACAAACTTCTCGGCGGCGTTCGAGGCCGTCGCAAACAGCGATTACCAGGCCGCTGTGGATGCCAACGGCGGCGATGCAGTGTACGGCTCGTACAACTCATGGACGCAGTACAAGGCCGGATGGGATGGCAACTTCTCGCAGTACAACTTCCTGCCCTGCGGCTGGGCGGGATACTGGTCATTCGAGGAGGCCACACATCCGGTCACGCTGCTGGCCGACTCACTGGCTATCGTGAGACGAGCGCGTGCCAGTGCCGGCCGGCGCGACAACCTGCTCACGCGCAAGGTTCTCTGTGGGCTGAGTTTTTATAGCGGCGGGGTGGAACTCGGCAACGCGCCCCGGTGGGCAACGGTCGCCAAGCGATTCATAGACCTTGGGTTCGACGTTGACTACTTCTACACGGATGCCACAGACCCGGCCGGTGAGGATTTGGTGCCGGTGGCTGGCTCCTACGGCAGTCCGGTGCAATGGAATGGCGACACGCTCAACGACGGCACCGCATCGGGCAGCGTGTCCTACGCGATCGCGTTCGGCCCGGTATTCCAGAATAACAGCCAGGCGGGCGGCTCGGGCACGATCTGGCACGGTGCGGCGGATCATATTCGCACGACGGCCAACGGCCTGTGGATCGGCGGCAAGTCGAACAACGCCCGGTGGGTGAAGGCAAACCAGACCGAGGGCGGGCACAGCGGGTTCGCGATGCAGTACGAGGTTGGCGGACAACATGCTGTCAATGCGAATTGCCTGGCACGGCTCACCGACGCAACGATGGCGCTGCTGGACGGCTACACGCTGATCGAGGCCGGGTTCGTCGGCTATCGCGGTTCATTCTACCCCGTGGGCGATCCGCTCCTGCGACCGCTGCGGGTGTGACGACGATGGAGGGAGGGAATGGGCAATGGCAACATTGATAAGGTCGAGGCCAAACTCGAAGCACTCAACGCCGACATCGCTCGTAACCGCGAGGTACGCGATGGGCAGTTCGCCGCGTGGCGAGAAGATCACCAGCGCGATATCGCAGAAATCAGCAACCTCCTCAGCGAGCTTGCGACTAAAGTTGCTGCGGCAGAAAAACAAAGCGAACGCGCACCGACATGGCTCCAGATCGTCATCGCCGCCGGGACGCTCGCGTCCATCCTGGCGGGACTGGCTACGTTCACTCTGGAAATGACTGTCGCCCCGATTGAGAAAGAGGAGGGGCGGCATCAGCGGGTGCATGAAACTCTACGCTCAGACCTTGCGCACTATCAGGCCGACGTTACCGGCATGGTGAAAGTGGTGCAGGACCGGCAGGACGATGTGCGCACGAGGCTGGCGCGCATCGAGGGACAGCTCCCGCTCATAGAGCGGCGGCTGGATGACGTTGACAAACTAGGCTCACGCAAGTGGGTAAAGCAAGGAGAGTGATCCATGGATATTCTGACCAAGGTAAACGGCTACAAGACCTACATCGTCGCCATCGCCCTGATGGTCTGGAAGGTGATGAACAACGACGTGGCAGGCGTCATCGAACAGGTGCAGGCACTGGTGCCAGAGATCGTGATGATCGTCATGCGACTCATCACCAAGGCGACCACGGAAGCCGCAAAGAAGTGAGCCGTGTGCTGGTGCCGGACGTGTCAGCGATGCGTCCGGTGCCAGCTACGGGGTAGCCTGTGCCTTACAAGCTCGGCATCCGCTCCAGGCGCAACCTGCTCGGCGTCCATCACGACCTCGCGGCGATTGCCGAGGGCGCGATCGGGCGCAGCACCGTGGACTTTGCGATCACCGAGGGACTGCGCACACCAGCCCGCCAGGCCGTTCTCTACGCCGCCGGGGCCAGCAAGACCATGAACAGCCGCCACCTGACCGGCCATGCCATCGACGTGGTGGCGTTTGTCGGCAGCGAGGTGCGCTGGGAGTTTGACCTGTACCGGCGCATCGCCGAGGCGTTCAGGGATGCGGCAGACGCATTGAAACTGCGCGTGGAGTGGGGCGCCTGCTGGATGTGTATCTGCGGCGCCCCCGACCTGTCAGCGTGTGTGCGCGACTACGTGAACCGCTGCGATGCGCAGGACCGCCGCCCGCTGATCGACGGCCCGCACTTTCAGCTCAGTCGCGAGGACTACCCGTGACGCCAGGCTGGATCTGACCGGGCAACACGCCGATGCCGATCTACTATCGGCTGGGGCGCGTTTACCTTGGCGTCAAGCGGTTCCCGCTGCGGCAGAAGTGGTGGAAAGAGTGGAATGATATGCTCACCGACGATTCGGTGAAGCTCACCGCCGAGGATGCCGAGCGCATTACCCGCAAGGTTCAGACAAGTAAACGCAAAACTAACCCCAGGCGGCCTATCCCGCCCGGATCACTCCGAGGCAAAAAAGCGCCCACAGAATGATGAGGACCTCGCGGACGTAGACCCAGAGGAGGGTTTTCATTTCCCATCCAGCAAACGTACTTTTACCCATGATTAATCCCTTAAGTTCACTGAGCCGAACAAGCGGGGGCCAGCAAGAATCCCGTGCTTCGCGCCGGGGAATATCCAGTTGAGCAGGCGAGTCATCAATCGGGCGAAGGCGTGCGCGTCCCGGCGATCCGCCCACGCCCGGCTGAGACTGACGACTCCGTAGCCTGCCAGCGTGCCGGCGAGGTACGTCGTGAGATACACAGGCAAAAACTTCCACGGCCCCCAGCCTGGTTTGTAGGTGATCAGGTCATCATAGTCGAAGGTTTTGCCCCCCGGCCCGACGTAGATCACGCGCCGGCCTTGGGAGTCTGGCATGAGAGCGTAACGGCTGGCGTCTCGCGTCCATAGCCAGCGAATGCCACGCGCCCACAGCCACAGATTGCTGAAATACTGCCTCACTTGCGCCCTCCCGCCAGCCCGACGATCTGCATGATCTCGGCCTCGATCTCGTGATCGGTCACGCCGGGCAGCACATGCTCGATCACGGCGCGCACGGCCCGCTGCCACACGTCCTGAAACGCGGTCTCGTCCAGGCGGCTGAAGGCGATGCTGTCGGCCACGAGATACACCTCGCCCGTCGTCTGGCTCACGATCTGCTGTGCGTGTCCGGCCATGAGCTTCAGCCACTGGTGCGCGATCTCGGCCGACTTGAACTGATCGGTCTGGTGGCAGATCAGATGCACCAGCGCCCACCAGCGGCGGAGCGAGGTCAGGTTGCGCGGCCGGTAGAATTCCACGCGCACCACATCGCCCACACGCAGCCGGCGCAGAGCGTCCTTCGCCATATCGTCGGCGGGCGTGAGTCCGGCAAGCGTGCGCTCCATGAAGATGGCGGTCACGCACGTTTCTCGATCTGCTTCATGGCCGAATAGACGCCACGCAGTTGCAGGAAGGTTTCCGTCTCGACGGAGAGGTCGCCGTACTTGTGCCAGGCGAAGTCGGCCGTGTCCTTCGACATGCGCAGCAGGTAGGCATCCGGCGCCAGCGGACGATCCGGGTGATTCTCGTTCCATAGCAACTGGTAAGCGGCGAGCTGGAGCAGCATTTCCGGGTACACGCTGCCCGAAGTCTTGAAGTCACCGAGACACAGCCGCCCGCCGATCTCGCAGATGAAGTCCAGCGTGCCGCCGAACTGGTGCCGCTCGGACACCAGCGGTTCCTCCGTGGTGATGAACTTGACGCCCGTCTGCGCCTGCCAGTCGAGGAACGATTGCACGGCCCGTTCCACGCGCTCCTTGCAGTCCTCAGGGATGGTCGGCCACTCGAAGCCACGGATCAGCGCCTCGCAGCAGTCGTGCGCCAACGTGCCGATCTCGGCGGCCTTGTCCACCACGTCGTACAGGTGGGCAGGGGCGGGCTTGCCCTGCGAGTGCAGGCGTTCATGCTCGCGGCCCTGCTTGTACGCCCAGCCGACGAGCGCCGGCTTGTTTAGCAAGCTGCAGATCGTGGTGACGCCCGGCACCGGATCTCCGGCCTTGTTGCGGTAGCCTGATTTAGGTCTGCCCATACGTCACCACGGAATGTCGTCATTAAACGGCTCGCCCGCATTGACAGGCTCTTTGCTGTCGCCGGGCGCGAGGCCGGGATCGTGCTGAATGCGTTTCTCGATCTTCTCCTTGAGCCAGCCGGGCAGCGCGTCGAACGCCGCCGCGTCGGGTGCGGTGAGATCGTAGAACAGCGAGGCGTTCGCCTGCTGGAACGCCGCCTGCATTCCCTTCGGCACCGGCGTGGCGGCCGTCACGTTGGCGTATGTCTTGCCGTCGCGCTCGGTGTGCGTGATGTTGAGCAGGCACTTCTGTCCGAGCAGTTTCTTGAAGTCGAAGTCGGCGGCCTGCGCGTCGGTGAACTGCGCGCCGCGCCAGCTCTCGACGAACTTGCGCAAGTTGGCCTTGCCGGACATGGACGCCGTGAACGTGCGCCCGATACTCATCGGGCCGTCCACCTCCACGCCGTCCTTGCTGTACTTCACGCGCTCCTGCGGCAGCTCGAAGCGCAGGTAGACCTGGTGCTTGGGCTCCGGATACATGCGCGAGCCGGGTTGTAGCCCGAGATCGACGACCGCGTTGCAGATCGCCAGGTGATTGCCGGCGGGTGCAACCTCAAAATCACCGCCGCCTTTCGCTGGGAATTTCATTCGTTGGTTCTCCTGTTCGTTGTGATGGTGTCCATGCCTGCCATTCCACTCCTCTTCGCGCCCATCCGGTCCAGTCCAGTCCGCTCCTGCCAGTCCTCTCCTGTACACTCCGTTCCGGTCCGCGCCATTCCTGTCCTCTCCTTTCCATTCCTGCCGTTCCCTTCCCGTCCATTCCACTACTTGCCGATCCGATCCGCTCCGCTCCTGCCACTCCGCTCCGCTCCGCTCCAGTCCGTTCCGGGCCCCGCCGTTCCTGTCCCTTCCTTTCCTGCCGTTCCGTTCCCGTCCGCTCCATTCCGCTCCGCTCCGTTCCGCTCCGGACCTGTCCCTTCCTGCCAGTCCTCTCCGGTCCACTCCTTTCCGGTCCAATCCTTTCCGGTCCAATCCTGCCGTTCCCTTCCTGTCCGCTCCTCCCCTGTCCCGTCCAAACCGTTCCGCCCAGGCCGTTCCTGCCGCTCCCCTCCGCTCCTCTCCGCTCCGCTCCAGACCTCTCCTCTCCTGCCATTCCTGTCCCGTCCCATCCTCCCCTGTCCGCTCCAGGCCTATCCTTCCCGCCCATTCCTGCCTATCCACTCCGCTCCGGTCCGCGTCGTTCCCATCCCATCCCTTCCTGCCATGCCAACAGACACGCCGGGCCGAAGCCCGGCGCGCTGATCTCTCTCAGGCCACGCGCAACTTGCGCGCCGGCTTTTTCTCCTGCGGCTCATCGAGCGAAGCGCGCCACGCCTCGACATCGGGCAGGCGCGGCTCGAGCTGCTTGCCCGTCAGCCAGCCGGCGCATCGCTTGGCTTCCGCTGCGTTCGCCACGGCGAAGCCACCGTACTGCCCGTCCTTTTCCATGCGCCACTCGCACAGCCCGACCGCAAAGCCCGCCGTGTTGAGCAGGTTGATGATCTGCTCGGGCGACATGACGTTGCGGTTGTGCTCGACACGGATCTTCATGCACCACGGGAAAAACTCTGCCCGATAGCGCAGGTCTGCCGTGCCCATGCCGACGCGCACGCTGTCCTCGCGCATCCGGGGCGGCTCAGGCGTGCCGATCCGCACGAGGTCAGTCGGCGACATGATGTCGCAGAAGGCGCCCGTCGAGGTGCCGCGCTCGCCGATCACACGGAACGCCTGCCGGGCAGCGACCTTGGTCACGCCGCTGATGCTGGTGCAGGCAGTCACCATCGCGTTCTTTACGCCCACGGCGGGGATGCCGAAGTGGCCGTCATCGGTGCGGTAGAGGCTATTGAGGAAGTCCTCGATGGGGTCCTTAGCCTCCTTGGCGCCGACCGGGATCTTCATCTGCTTCGCCAGCATTTCCCGCTTCGCCTTCTGCGACCAGGCGTGAACGATCAGCGGCGTGGTGCCGACGATCATCACGTCGATGGTGTTCAGCACCAGCGGGGCGAGGTTGATCTGCATCGTATTGCTTGTCGTTTTTGCGGTTGCCATTGGTTATAATCTCCGTTGAGTGATGTTGATACTTCAGGCCGCTTGTCAGGCGGCCTTCTTTTTCCGCGCACTGGCCCGCACCTTTGCCGCTGCCTCGAACACGGCAGCCAGCTCGGTCAGGGTCCGGTACTTGGATTCGTAGTACGCCAGCTCGGCGAGCGCGTCCTCCAGCATCTGCGCCCGCAGTGCCGCCGTGGATAGCACGTCGGACACGCGCCGGTAGCCGCCCCCGTGCTTGCGCTCGCTGCGCAGGCTGACGATGGCACGGCTGCGCACCGGCTTGTCGTCGATCATGGTGATTTCCCAATACTGGCAGAGCAGTATGCGGGCCTCGCTTTCGAGGTTCTTCTGCCAGCCCTTCACCTTGTCCCAGGTGAATGCGCTGTGCAGCGGGCTGCGTGAATTACGGGCAGCACTGATGACATGAGTCGCGTTGATGCGCTTGCCGTGCTTTTCGAACAGCGCATCGATAGCGGCCTTTTGATTGACGTTCACTTATATCCCTCCCATTGCATACAACAATCCGAGAATGACAGCCGTCGCCCACGCGCTCCCAATCGCGAACCAGCGGCCCTCGATGTCTGGACGCGGGCGTGGGCGGGGCTTGAAGTCCTGGCGGCTGTACGTCGTCACAGCGCCTTGCCCTTGATCACGCGCAGGTACGTGCTTTCGCCCTGCTGGCGGATCGCCTGGTAGGGACCGCACACACCATCGTCCTCGTCGAGCAGCAGCGCAACGTCCGGCTCCACGGCAGCACGGGGAGGCGCTGCCGGGGCCGGCTTCTTGTTGGCCGTGCTGCCCGCGTAGGTGGTTTCGGGTTGCGGCGTGCAGGCAGCGCGGATCTTGCGTTCGGCCGTGAGCAGCAGCTCGTAGCGGGTGCGGGCTTCGGCCTTCAAGTCAACACGGGACTCGTGCAGGTAGTTGTCGCGGGCGGCGAGCGCCGCGTCGATCAACAGGCACGACACCTCGATCTGCTCTTCTTTTGTCAGCATGGCTCGCGCTCCTCTGACGTGGGAAATTCGATCTCCCGGCATTCCCGGCACAGCCCGCCGCGCGTCAGCACCAGGCGCTGGCAGGACTCGCAGCGGATCTCCTCGTCGTCCTCGGCGAGCGTCGGGTCATTGGGGACGATCTCGTCGGTGATGTGGCAGGGCATGCGGTTCACGGGCGGCCCTCCGCCTTGGCGATGGCGTCCTCGAGCGCGTCCACGTCGTTCTCGTCGAGCGTCACGATGATCTGCCCGCCGTTAACGTGATCGCCCCACAGGTTCGGCAGCGAGGCGCGGATCGCGCGGGCGACAGCCAGCAGCTCGTCGCGCTCGGCGCGCAGGCGCTCGACTTCCGCCTGGCGGGCGTCGTACCCGGCTCGCATGGACTCCATGTGGGAGCGCGCGAATTCGGTGATCAGGTCTGCGTCGTTCATTGTCGTCTCCTGTTCGTTTCGGTTCGTGGGTGCCGGCGTCCGGCATGGGTGCTAGAATAAACATTCTGTTTGCATTGTCAACAAAAAGTTTATAGGATGCGACCTATGCCAACCACTAGCCCCGTTCTACGCGCCCTCGCCTGTCGCCCGCCTTCGGCCATTGCGGCCGCACTGGGCGTCAGTCGCCAGGTGGTGAGCAACTGGCGCTCGCGGCTCACCGTGCCGGCACAGTACGTGCAGGCGCTCTCGATCCTGTCCGGCGTGCCGCCCCATGAGCTGCGGCCGGACGTGTTTTCGCCGCCTAGCGGCAAGAAATCTGCCAAGAGGAAAGCATGACGACCACAATCGCCCGCCAGCATCGCGCCAGAGGCGCCTGTAATCGCCTGTGGGGCGACTTCTGGCCGCCCCGCTACCTGACAGAGGGTCAGGCGAGCGCGAGTAAAGCGGCCGAGCTGCCGCCTTGGTATTGTGCGGCGCAAAATAAATCCCATCTCCACCCCGCCGGCAAACGGGGTTACGTGCGCACCCCGGTAGACCCGGATCGATGCGTGGTGCTGGCGCCGTGGGTTGACTTTCGGGGGCCGGCACTCCGGTCGGGCATCATCACAACCATCAGGAGGGCGTGGCGTGGCAGGTAGGCCCTATGGCAACAGCTTGACCGTTGATGTAAACGCCAAAGGCGTATTAGACGTTGATGTTGTCAAGGGCTGTACGGCAGGGATCGCGGCACACGGCAGCAAGGGGTGCTACCAGGCATGTTATGCGGCCAGCATAGCGTTATTTCGTGGAATTGATTTTTCTCGCGCTGTCGTGCGCCACGTCCATACGAAAGCACAGGCCGCACTCATAGAGCGCGCAGTCAAGTCGTCGCCGTATGGATTTTTCCGCATCGGCACAATGGGCGATCCATGTCATGCGTGGGAAGAGACTGTGCGCACTGTTGAGTGGCTGGCACCGTACGCTATACCAGTCATTTTTGTCGTCATGACCGGCGACAGCAGAGATAAAAACGGTGCGTATTATTGTTCGGAAGCCGAGACCGAGTTGTTCATGCGCGACCAGGGTCTTAGCGTGTACAACAGAATTGTCTATCTGGAATCTGAATTCACTCGGCTTGCACACGCAAAAAGAACCTTGAATACGAGAAAATTTCCCAAACGAGAGCAAAAAATTATTGTTGCCTACAAAGGGAAAATTAAAAACATCGACAAAGAATTTCAAAAAATTGGCCGCTTATAAGATGTACACCACTGTGGATATCTTCCCGACCTACAAGGGCAAGCCACGGCGCTGGCACAAGACCGTCACGCCGGAAATGGCACGGGCTATACAGGACACCCATCGTACCGAGCGGTTGCGCTATCGCGAGCTGGCCGAACGCTACGGCGTATCCGTGGCAACCGTGCATCGGATGGTGTCGCTGCGGTGGCCGCAGCCATGACGCCGCACCAGTTCGACCTGCTCGCCGACACGCCCCGCGCCCGCACCAGCGACCCGGCAACGAGTCACACCGCCGCCAGGCGCATCAAAGACAGCGGGACGCTCGGCCGGCAACAGCGTGCCGTGCTGGCGCTTGTGCAGGCCTGGCCGGGCCACACGTCGGGCGAGCTGGCGATGAAGTACGCCGTGCAGGACATGAGCACACGCGGCTGGCAGCACTACCGCCCGATGGTCGCCCGCCGCCTGCCTGAGCTGGAACCCGTGCATGTGCGCAAGGGTGCGGCCAGGACGTGTGCGATCACGGGGTCAAGTTGTGTGACGTGGTGGCCGAGACAGGCCCCATAAAGCCAAAACCCCCTGTCCTGGCGGAACCGGGGGTCTTGACTGGAATGCCATTGCGGCATTACCTTGTGCTTGCTTACGGCACGGATATCATTGTGCATACCTGCACCAGTCTCCGCAACCATAAGCCTGCTGCAAGCAGTCATATGCGGTCGCCAAGGGGTGCCGTCTTGCAGGAAAGCGCCTGAGGCACTGGCCGGGAAGAAACCAACCGATAAACGCTCGCTGAACCCTTTGTAAGGCGAAGACCGCCGGGGAGCCGACTGGTCCACGTTACGGACGAGCGTAATAGCCAGATCGTTCACGCCACCGACCCCGCCATCGAGCGGCAGTCTCCACGCCCAAGCGGGAGGGGAGGCAACGGTTTATTGTGTTCAGGAGTGTTTACAACATGACAAAACAACATCTTCCGACAGCCAACCTAAAAGTCATCAAGAGGCGGCGGATTATTGATTATTGGGTGCTTCAGCCAGATGGCGTTAGTGTGACTGTCACGCCTGACTTTGGTTTGCCGTATCAACTTGGTCGTAAAAAGGCGGTTGCCAAATGCTCTGACATGGGAGGTGTTCGGAGCGTTTGTCGGGCTTATGGCTGGGAGTGTCCCGAGCTATGAGTTTCGACCAATTCTGGGCGCTGTTTCCTCGCAAGGTCGCCAAGCTCGCCGCACAAAAAGCCTGGGAAAAAAACGGCTGCGACACCATCGCCGACAAGATCCTCGCCTCCTTGCGCAAGCAGGTTCAGCACTGGACCGATCCGAAGTTCATCCCTCACCCGGCCACCTGGCTCAACGCCGGACGATGGGACGACGAACCCATGCAGGAGTTACGCCCCGGCCCTGCTCGCCCCACGCAGAACACATACAACCCGCCACCGCAACAGGATGGGTGGAAAGCTAATCTAAACAGGGTATTATTGGCGCTGATTTACGAAGCGCATGGCGTACCCGACGACGTGATGGCGCGATTGCTCAAAGGCCGCGACTACTACGCCCACCAGTTCCGCGAGATGTGGGGCGAATCCGCTCCCCGCGACGAATTCGGCCCGATCATGGAAAACGTCGTCACCGCCTTTCGCAAGGTGATCCGGGGGCAGGCGTGACCCTCGCCCGCCGTAACCCCAAGCGCGACGCCAACGAGGCCGATATCGTCATGGCGCTCGAGTCTCTCGGCTTTCACGTCACGCGGCTGTCCGGTGACGGCGTGCCTGACTTGTTGCTATCCCGCAACTACGCCTGGAGCGTCGCGGAGGTGAAGTCCGACAAGGGCCGGCTCACCGTCGCGCAGCGCCGATTCCACGAGATGGCGAAGGCGTCGGTGCCCGTGTTCCGCAGCATCAGCGATGCGGTGATCTGGTCGGGGACGCGGCCGTGATCGTGCGCGTGAAGATCCGCAAGGAGCGCGTCAACGAGCTTGAGCGCCGGGTGCTCGTCATGTGGATCGGCAATCGGGCGTTCTCCTGGCGCCTGCCACGGGTGCAGAGCCTGTTCGGCGGGCTGGCTGCGCTCGGGCAGCGGGAGCGTAAGTGACGATGAGAGTCCTGGTTGCCTGTGAGTTTTCCGGCGTCGTCAGGGATGCGTTCACCGCAGCGGGCCACGACGCCTGGAGTTGTGATCTGCTGCCGACCGAAAGTCCGGGGCAGCATATTCAGGGCGATGCCCTGGACGTGATTGGTAAGTGCGGGCCTTGGGATCTGATGATTGCGCACCCGCCCTGCACATATCTGGCCGTTTCCGGGGCGCGCTGGGTCAAGGAAAGGCACAGGGAGCAGTCACCAGCCCTGGCAGTTCGGGCACCCGGAAACCAAGGCAACCTGCCTCTGGCTGAAGGGTCTGCCGAAACTTGTTCCGACCCGTATCGTTGCGGGCAGGCACGGGAGAGTCCACCGGGAGCCGCCCGGCCCTGATCGCTGGAAACGTCGCAGCCGGACCTATCCCGGTATTGCGCAGGCTATGGCCGATCAGTGGGGGCGGACGGAACAGATGGAGCTGACCGCGTGACACCACGCGAGAAACAACTGACCTATCAGGTGGCGCAGCTCACCGACATGCTCATGGTGGCGGGCGATGCCCTGCGGTTTCTTGATTGCCCGTACTGTCGCACTACCCTGGAACGCATTCGAAAGGGGCTGACCGATGGTGGACTGGCGTATCTCGTCCCGAAGCTCGGAACGCTTTCGGGCACTGGTGATGGCGGCTGCGAGGCGAGCAGGCGCTGATGGGCAGGACAAGGTTCCGGGCAATTCTCTATCGCAAGAAGGGCCAGTGGCGCTGGCGAATCGTGAGCGCCGCAAACGGCCGGCGCATCGCCAACGGCGGGGAGTCGTACCGCCGGCGGATTGATGCGGTGCGGATGCTGGAACTGGCGATGGATGGATTCGGCTGTCAGGAATACGAGGTGCAGGGCAATGTATGACGATTTTCGATCCCGGCTGGCTGCCGTACGCACGCCGAAGCCGGGCCGTTACGAGAAAACCTCGACCACGCCCTACATGCTCGGCCGCCGTGCGTGGACACAATGCGTGCCGCCGGTGCCGCCCGTGAACTATTCAGCCGAGCAGGCGCGTGAGTTCAGGCGCGGTTACGATGACGGCCGCCGCTGGGCACTGCGCCGAATGCTGGTCAATGTACAGACACGGTGAGGACAGGCTGCGATGACTGTGACCAGCTCCGTGCCCGACTCTTCGGCAAGCTCGCCGCCTTCCGCGACCAGGAAAGGTCGCCGCCAGAGGAATACGATGAAGAACAACGACAATGGTGGTGCGAAGGCTACGACAGCGAGCGCGAACGACTGGCACGTAAGCGGGCGCGCACCTGAACGGGTCGCCATCGTAGCCTGCGGGCCAACCTCTCTCGACTGGCACGCGGCAAATTTCCTCTACGATCCAGCCGTCGATTACGACGAGATATGGGTTGTGAACAAGGGCATTCGCACCCTGCGCTGTGACGTGGCGTTCGTCATGGACGACCTCGTGGGCGAGGCGCGCCGCTCGAGACGCTACCAGGCCGACATCGATGCCCTGCAAGTGCCGATCATTACCAGCACGGTGGATGATTCGGTGCGTGGCCTGTTCCCCAACGCCAACCTCACGGCATACCCGATCAATTACGTGCTGGCATGGTGTGCGCTGAAGATATGGAAGGCGCGCAAGTGTGAGCCAACCGAGGCGCAACTCGGCGCCACGATGAGCGGGCTGGCTAACTACATCCACAACTCCATTCCCTACCTGCTGGCCTACGCGGGATTCATCGGCGTGAAAACCGTGCTGCTGTTCGGTGCCGACTACACGTTCCCCGGATCGCCCGCCCGTGAGGACGATCAGGCGAACTGCGAATACTGGGTCGGGCTGATGCGCGGGCTGGGCGTGGATGTCAGCGTACCCGATACGACAACGCTGCTGGCAACACGCTACCGCAAGCCGATGTATGGATTCGGCGCCCGTCCACCGCAGTTGATGATCCCACGCGAACACATACTGCAACGACTAAGGGAGCGCACCTGATATGCCTACCCTGTCGGTCAAGGTGGAATACAACCAGGCAGCGAAGTTGTTTCCACAGATGGCAAAAAAACTGCCCTCGATTACTGCCCGTGCCATCAACAAGACAGCCAACGCAGCCAAGGAAAAGATGATTGACAAGCTCAAGACTGAGCTGCGTCTGCCGCGCAAGATCGTTGCCAATCGTCTCAGCCGCAACGGTGGCGTGAAGGAAAGCCGGTTCAAGCTGCGTCGTGCATCGCCAAGTTATCTCGCCGCAGAGTTGAGTATCTACGCGCGCGGCATTCCGGTGTACCAGGTGGCAGGCATGGCGGTCAATCCGTACAACGTGCCCGGCCGTACCCGCAAGCGTAAGGGCGGGGGCGTGAAGGCGAAAGGACCGCGCTTCTACGAGGGTGCGTTCAAAGTACCGAGCGGGCAGTACGCGGGCATGGTGTTCAAGCGTCGCACGGCTGCGCGTGATTCGTTGATGATGCCGAAGATAGGCGAGCGCAAGAAGATCAACGAGGGCGGCAACCAGTACATCGTCAGCACCGAGGGGCACCGCATCTTCAAGCGCATCTACAACGAGATGATCCGTGCGGAGTTGAGCAGGTATGGTGTGCGGGTGTGAAGGCAAAAGGTACTCCCGGCCGCTTCCCCTGCGGGTC